CCGCCTCCCATAACCTAGGATTCCATTCCGCCTCAAGACCTCGGACAGTAGTACCAGCTTCCAAATTACGACTAGACGCAACCGCAGCACCAGCATCCGCACGATTCTTAACCGCTTGCGATCGTGCAACATCAATCTGAGCAAGCAACAGCTCACGCTCAGCTGCGCGAGCTGCAGACCCAACAGCTCGAGAACCTGCAGAGGACATATCAGGCGTCGCAGGAACGGCCGCGTTAGGGGTGGACGCTCCCTGTCCACCCTGCGTATACGCCAACATCGGATTAATACCGGCCGCCTTCAGATCAGCAACACGACGCTGCATCGCCGTGTTGGACATCTTAGCCTCCCAGTTCCGCGCCTCCCTCGCGGACTGGCGAGCCGAATGCGTAGACCACGCACTACCAACAACGTCCCAAGCAGCACCCGCTGCATATCCAACAGGATTGGAAACAAAATTACCTAGTTCATTCCAGAACGACATGACGCCTCCTAGAAATGGTCAATAAGACCCGGGACGCTGTACATCGGAAGCGGACGAGCCGCCTTAATGTCATAGAACGCGTCCATAAGGAACTGCTGACCATTCGCAGAGGTACCAACCGCCAACACACGCGACACCGGTGGGCTGTCCTCAATGAACGTGGAGTTAAGCGTCGGACGAGAGGTGAACTTCTGAGCCAGATGCCACGGGTCAATAGTGCCGGACGCAGTAGACCGCATCACACCCGTAATCTCACTCGGGTTGTAACGGTACTCCGCCCAACGCTCCTGATACCCAAACACATCATCATCAGCGGCTTCACCGGTGCAATAGATCTCCTTAGAGAGAACAGCCTGTTCCCCAAGGTGAGCAAACGCCGGGAAATAGAAATCGTACCGAGTAGACCGCGACCAATGACGACGTAGACCCTGCTGATAAGTCAAATCAGCGCGAACATGAGCAAGACCAATGATATAGCCGTGTTCCGTGAACGACTGCGTGAATCCATGACCAGACGCAAGCGCAGTCGCCATCGCACCAAGCTCACCAACCGGATCAGAACCCGTCGCAGACGACGTATTCGCAACCGGGTTGACCATAATCGGCGTACGACCGCCGCCGAGATACTCAGGACGCTGTAGACGAGCATCGGGGCTAACAACCCCGAAGTGCGACCGAACAATCTCAGTGTACCGAGTACCACCGCGCGCATCGCGCTCAAGCAACTTCTGAATCTGGAACGACTGACGGAGCTGATTAATCGTCGCACCCGTCGCGGACGACAGATCCGCATACATCTTCGGCAAGTCAGAACCATCCAACTCAACAACGACGCCAGTACCGACGGACGTACGAACCGCATTCGTATAAGTCTGGGTGGCCGCGTTGTCGGTCTCAAGAACATCAACGGGGCCGACGAACGTAACAGCTGAATCATCCAGACCGATGCCGATAAGCGGCGCAGTACCACCCATGGGCATGGGAACCGACGTGTTGCCCTTCTGTGGGTAGGGCAGACACGAAGTGAAATAGTCATGACGCTTGCCGCGCTTCATCAGCGCATAGTCGTTCACCGAGTCCGGACCATCATCCTTCGAAACACCGAGCGAGTTCTGCAAATCCTGCGATCGGAACCACTCGTTCCAAATCAGAAAGTACGCACGCAGCGGAAGAGCCGAGCAAGTAACGGTCGAACCACCAGCGACCTGTCCCACAGTCGGAAGACCAAAATAATCGTAGATGCCGCCAACAGGGAAACCACCAGCACCCGACACAAGCTGAGGAATGGTGTACGAAATCGAATCACCCGGATCCTCCTGCTCGCCCATGAACTTCTGCCAATTAGTCCACACAAGACGGTTCGGCACGAAGAAAAAGAACGTCTCTAAATGCAGGTTATCCAGGACAGGGAAAATAGGCGTCGCCAAACGCACGAACGCCGTGAGCTTGAGGTTGAACGTGTCACCCGGCAACACTTCCTCACAAAGAATAGGCACCAGATAGCCGGCGTCGAACGCCGTCTTCAAACCCTTCTGCATCCTAAACGCAGACCGCGGAACATCGGGCCGCGGCACCATCGCGAAATCATGGACATTAACCGAACGCTGTTTAAACGTCTTCATAAACACTCCCTTACTGCACAGTAGAACCAGACGGCTTCACTCGAGCATCCTTACCAACGCAAACCATACGAGGCTTGATAGAAACCAGATCACCAGAATCATCGTCAAACGAACCGAGTTCGTAGAGGTCGAAGTCCTCGGGATGATTCCAGAGAGGGTTGTCCTTATCCGCACGATTAACTTCGTCGGAAAAACTACGGATGGCTTGACCAACCGCAGAAACAAAGAAAGGGCGACCGAACGTATCAGCAGCACGATCTCTAACAGCAACGATGACATGCTTCATAACTTCCTCTTCTTGAATGATAAACGGGCACTAGCCACAGACTCCCGAACTGCTAACCGCTCCGGACTAGAGTCAGCAACAGTCGCGAGAGCTTTGCTCAACCGAGCAAACTGAATCTCGTCAAACAGAAATCCATCTTCACCACGAAGAATATTGTCGTAGTAACGCGGAACCTTAGACACGCGACCATTCACGACAACGCCATCCCTAACCGTAACCTCTTCCCGATACTTGCGAAACCAATCAGCACCGATACCGGGCTTAAGACTCATACGATTAAATTCAGGCACAAGAGAAATCTCTTCACCCGTACGGGTATCAACTCTCAGGTAATGAAGATCAGCACGCTCCCCAGTGACTTTCTTCATCACATAACGTGCGACATACGCCGCACTTTCAAAGGTGACATCACCAACGGAGGAAAAACCAAAAGGCCAAAGAGACTCTAAAGTCTCGGAACGGTAAAGAGTAGAACCAGAATCCAAATGCTTCCAAGGAACGCGATCAGCAAAAAACACTCCAAACAAACACGCATGAAAGTGAGGCCGCGAAAATTGCTCACCGTACTCACCACACATGTAGAAACGAACCTTGCCGAACTTCTTTCGGACACGCTTCATGAACTTCTGAAAATCCGGGTAATGTAACGACGGACGAACATGCTCGTCGTCGTAGGTCAGAGTGACGAAACACGAATGCTCGTGGAGCTGAGTCTCGTGCATGCAACGAACCGCCCATTGCCGAGAACGCTCTAAACGACACCCAACGCATTGACCACACGGCAGCTCGAGCTGCCGACGAACGGCTCCCCGTTCGACAAACACGACCTGGCCATCATCCAACTGCCAAGCCGTCAAAGGCCGGAAACAGGCCACTAGACCAAACCGACCGAACTAGATCAAAGCCGCCAACCGCCACGCATCGGAGTCTTCGACGTATTGATGCGGGCAGTCCTAGAGACCTGACGGCGAAACTGACGCGCAGACTTGCGCTTAGAAACACCGAAACGACGCATAGAACCTCCTGTGGTGTCACCTAGCACAGTTACATCAAGTAAACGAACTGTGCAGACGGTCTAACCGTAGTCGGGAAGGCCTCCAAAGTAAAGGGGGGCGTCCTTGCCCCCCAATACCTTCCCTATGGGCCGTACAACTACGGCTTAACCTCCCCGTTAGGGGGAGTCTCCGGCGCCGGAGACGGCGCCAAACCCATTTTACGCAGCTCAGGCAAATTCTCAGGGTTCGAACAGAACTCTACAAACAAATGAGGGTCATTCTGGAAACGAGCCCTAATCCCTGCAGGAACCTTACGGAACGCATCCTCAGCCGCCCTGACCGCATGAAGAGCACCACGATAATCATCAGGCGCGTTGAGGAAATCCGCATAGGTCGGCATACGCCAACCCTGCGGGATCTGACCCGTCAAACCGAACCGCTTGACAATCGTATTGATATCCGCTTCAGCCTTCCCGGACTGAAGCGCCAACGACTTATCCAAACACTCAAGACCAGACTCGTCGGACAGAATGTCCGTATCTATCCAGTCCATATTCCCTTCGAAATCGAACAGACGACGCTTCATAACTACCTCACTTAAGCAACCAACCCCATTGGGCAACACTACCGGTCGCTTGAACAATGCGACCCACATCATCGAGCGTAATACCGAACTCAGCCAACTTACGACGCCATCCGGCCTTATTCGCTTCGGACTGGTTCGTGAGCGACTCGAGACCGAGCGCCTTAGCAACAACATCCATCTGTAGCAGCTGCATGATCATAGGCATCGAAAGATTCTTCTGACGAATCTCAGCACGCAGCAGATCAGTCGCGTGCATCACACGCTCCTGTTCAGACCACTTCAACGACGCGGACGACTCCAAATCCTTAATGCGAGCCGCAACCTCGCCAAGCTCCGCACGCATCTTGGACTCAGACGCCCTAGAGGCGCCAGCAGACGCAGACTTCGAGGCGATCTCCGCCTCCCATAACCTAGGATTCCATTCCGCCTCAAGACCTCGGACAGTAGTACCAGCTTCCAAATTACGACTAGACGCAACCGCAGCACCAGCATCCGCACGATTCTTAACCGCTTGCGA